TGATACTTTTGAAGGTATTCCGTTTAGTGGAGAATTAGATTACCACAAAGTGGGAGATTTTAGTGACACCGATTATGAAACTGTCCGTGATGCATTACCATATGCAACAGTAGTCAAAGGTATTTTTCCTGAGAGTGCTGTTGAGATGGAAAACATTGCATTTGTTCACTTAGATTGTGACCAATATCAATCAGTTATTGATTCTGTTGCCTATTTAAAACCAAAAATGGTTAAGGGTGGTATTATTTGGTTTGATGATGCGATTGGCGATAAAGAATATGTTGGCACACCAGGACAAGTTAATGGTGCAGACTTTGCCATGAGAGAATTATATGGCACAAATTTTGAAATTAGTGATTGCGGAAAGCCTTACGTTATCGTATGATATTGAATATCAAAAAAGGTGTCTTTGGTGATTGTATCCGTAATGGTGATTTAATTGCTGTTGCTAATGTTGTAGAATATCTCAGACAAGAAACTCCAGATTTAAAATTCTACATTCATGCTGATGCCATGGCTCAAGCAGAATACAATCGAGAATTTTATTCTTGGATGTTAAAGAATACAGACTACTTTTCAATTTCACCTGGTGAAAAAGACTTAAATTGGTCAAAAGTTAATCTTTGGGACTTCAGAGATATATCAGGTGACTTGGTTAAGATTCCTAATCCATTAAAACAAGAAAAGAAAATTGTTATTTGTCCTCTTTTTGATGCGCCATATAATACTTACCGAAATTGGCCAAGACCCATTTTTGAAAGTTTATTGAATCATTATGATAGTCCTGTATTTGGTGGATACAATAAAATTATACTTGCACCAAAAGCAGACTTTTTTAGAGAAGGTTGGACTCAAAGTATCAATATCGTCACCAATTTATACCACATTATGACTGCCGAAATCTTTGTTGGAGGAGATACTGGAACCAGTCATTTCGCATGGGCACTTGACAAATCACCTAAAGATATGATATACTTGAACTCCAGTAGAGGTTTACTGCATACTTTGCCGTTTTATTTATTAAAGGGCAAGGGTACCACCAGAACCTATTGGTTGGATTTCGAAGGATCCAATTTTCAGTAGACTATGTATCGAAGCCAATCTTTCTACGTTTTGAACCAGAAAGATTGGATGTTGTATAAATAAGTAAACCAGGCAACCATAGTGTGTTGCATATCAGAAGGACATTAATGCAGTCGTTTAAATCATTTCTCAAGGAAGAAGCCGAGGGCGCCAAGCTCAAGCATATTACTCATGCTGAGGACAGACCTTTGCAATCCGGATCCAAAGGATTTGACCACGCTGTTGCCGCTCTAAACTCAGCACATGACCATGCTAAATCTAGTGGCCACTCTACACACCTTTCAATGAAGTATGATGGTTCACCATCTATCGTTTTTGGACATCATCCAGAAACTGGTAAGTTTTTTGTGGCATCTAAGTCTGCCTTCAATAAGAATCCAAAGATTAACTACACTCCAAAAGATGTTGAAAAGAATCATGGACACGCACCAGGCCTCGTCAAAAAATTACAACAAGCATTAACTCACCTTAAAAAGGTTGCACCCAAATCTGGTGTATACCAAGGAGATGTAATGTTTGGTGATGAGGATAAGAAAGAAACTAAAAAAGGTGTTTCCTTCACTCCAAATACCATTACCTATACCGCAAAGGGTGATGAAGCTGATAGGGTTCGTAAAGCTAAATTTGGTGTTGTTGTGCATACGCAATACCACGGTAAAACTGCTGAATCTATGGCAGCCGACCCACATCCAGATTTACACAACTTTAAAGACCATCCTGATGTATGGACAAAGCACCCAGCACATGATACAAGCAAAATTAATTATACAGCCAAACAACAAGATACTTTCAAGAAACATATGGAGGCTGCAAAGAAAATCCATGACGAAAGTGGCAGCAAGATGTATAAAGCAACCGAACCACACCAGGGTGCTAGTGGCCACTTAGAAACATACATTAATCAAACTGTTCGTACCGATGAGAAGCCAACGGCCGCAGGTCTTGTTAAACATATTCAAAATAAGTATAAAAAAGAATCTGAGAAACTGAAAACTCCAGTCGGACAATCAAGAAAAGAAGTAGAAGCAAAATCACACATTGACCATATTGAAGGTAACAAAGAACATTATAATAATCTGTTAACAATGCACAGCCACCTACAAAAAGCCAAAGATGTTCTTGTTAAGAGCTTAGAAAGTCACACAGGCGGTTTGGAACATCACATAGATAATAAACCAACAGGTCCAGAAGGATTTGTTGTTCATCATGCAGGAGAGCCCACCAAGTTGGTTAACCGTAAAGAATTTGCAAAAGCTAATTTATTAAAAGTCAGAAAATGAAATCCTTTTTAGATATAATTGAAGAAGAAAAGATTGGTGACAAACACCATGTAATGGCTTTTGGCCGCATGAATCCTCCAACAACTGGACACCTTAAAGTTATTGATAAGGTTAAAGAGATTGCCAAAAAGAATAATGCAGAACATTCTGTTGTGACTTCACATTCACAGGACTCCAAAAAGAATCCGTTAAGTGCTGCACAAAAAGTGAAACATTTAAAAAGATATTCTCCAGGTACTCACTTTGTATCTTCTTCAAAAGAAAGTCCAACATTCTTATCTCACGCCGCAGAATTACATAAAAAAGGTGTAACTCATCTTCATATGGTTGCTGGTTCAGACCGAGTTAAAGAATATAAAGAAAAGTTACAAAAATATAATGGTACACATGAAGGTGCATTGTATAATTTTAAAAAGATTACTGTTCATTCCGCTGGACATCGTGATCCAGATTCGGAAGGTGCTGAAGGTATGTCCGGCACCAAGATGAGAGAACACGCAAAGAATAAAGATATTCATTCTTTTAAAAAGGGTGTTCCTTCTCATGTTTCGGATACTCATACCAAAGAATTGATGCATGATACTCGTAAGGGTATGGGTTTACATGAGGATACTGATCGTGGTCTGTTTAAGGCAATCTTTGTAACTGGTGGTCCTGGTTCAGGTAAAGATATCATTATTCGTGAAGCTATTGCTGAAGGTCATATTACAGAATTAAACTTTATCCAAGCTAGAGATTACTTGGGTGATAAACAGAAGTTATCCGAACAATCTAAAGACTTCCGTAGAGAAGCCATCAGGAATCGTGGTCCACTTATTATTAATGGACCTGCGGATGACAACGAAAAGATTGCTCATATTAAAGAACAACTTGAAGAATTGGGTTATGAAACTCAAATGGTTTTTGTTGATACTTCCGATGACGCATCAAAAGAAAGAAACTCATTATTATCAAGAATGATGGTAGAATCAGTCAGACAAGATAAATGGGCTAAGTCACAGAGAAATACTAAATATTTCACCGAGGCATTTAAATGCTTTGTTCCTTTTGATAATACTGGTGATATTACTAGTAAAGAACAGGATATTCATGAAGTCTATGAATCCACTAATGAATTTTTAGATTCAAGGGTGACCAATGAAACGGCAACTGATTGGTTAAGTCGTAACCATAAGTCGTATATTAATTATAAAATAAATACGGTATTCAAGGAAAACAAAAATGTTAAAAGCACTAATCGATTTCTTAAAGTCAAAACTGACAACAGCATCAAAGCCAAAGGCCCAGCCAACATTAAGCCAGACAACTCCGGAAGTCTTGTCGGTGACCGAGACCAAATCTCAGGAAACACCGGTCCAAGAAAAGGTTATCAAGGCAACTCCGTCACTGGTGGGGCTTGGAGTGCCGCCTACGAAGAAACGCAAACCATCAAAGTCTACCCCGAGCCGAAAGAGAGTAAGTTCAGCAAAGACAAAGACAAAGAAAAAAGATTAAAGTTTGGTGATAAGTCGTTAAGTGCCAACCGTATTGGAACTCCAGCGGGATTAGGTTCAGAGATTAATACAAGAACAAATGGTACTGGTTTAACTGGCGGAGCAGGTTTGGGCGATCAAACATATAGCGAAAGCCAAGAATATAGTAATTCTAATCCGGCAACCACAGCGATGCCTAGGAGTGTTTCACCCAATCCATTGAGTGAGAAAAAGCCATTTACTGGATTTAGAAAAGTAATTAGAAAAGAAGCAATAGATGATCCGGGAGCCAATGATATGGGTGTCGGTGGAACTCTAGGTGGCGCAACCAACAAAGAACCATTGGTTACTCCTGCTGATAATAAGGTTCGAGTAGATAATCTTTTAAAAAAGAAAAAGAAATAAACGGAGAAAAAAATGTTTACAAAGAGCAAAATAAGCCAATCAATGATTGATGCTGTTAATAAGGTTTTGGAACAAAACCAACCAGAACCTGAACCGGTTCCTAAAACTCCAGCAGAAGGTGGTAGAGTACCTTGGGTGCCTAATGTTACTACATTGACAGAAGCTTCCCTTAAAGTTCCTACTGCTACAGGTACAAAAGTATATGGTTCTTCTTATGGTAACTCCGCCAAAGCAGTTAAGG